TGCCGCTACTGACGATTGGCATCAATGGGCAAATAACGCTTGGATTTTTGCGTCTGAAATTTATTGGTCGAATGTTAGGGGTCTTAGAGATATTGCAATAGCGGGATCAGATTGGACGCAGTTCCCAGACACTCCGCTAACCACTACAAAGAAAACAGAATGGGCAGTTTACCGGCAAGCACTGCGAGACGTTCCCGAAACTTACGCAGCCGCTACATCTTTAGATGATATAATATGGCCTACAAAGCCGGAGTAATGCATGAGAATTTATCAATTAGTACAGGGTGACCAAGCCCCTCAAATACAAGCTGTATTGACCAGAGACGATGACGGCAGCGTAATCAACTTTGCTAATGGCACTTGCGCGTTAAAGTTTAGAGCTAAAGATACCCCTACAGTCCTTTTTACTCTAGCAGCGGCTGACGTAGGCGACAATTTCCAAGACGGCATTGCTATCTTCTCTTTTTCCGGCACTCAGCTAGACATTGATGCAGGGTATTACGAAGGCGAAATAGAAATCACATACTCTAGTGGAACAATAGAAACGGTATTTTCAGTGCTAAACTTCTATTTAAGAGCTGACTTCTAATGATTAACGCAATAGTCGCTTTTAAGAAAGCCGTTGCAGAGATAGGTTTCAAGAAAGCCGTTGCCAGCATTAAGGTTGGTGACTTCCTAATCTTTAGGTTCTTTTTTGAGGTATTAGGTCTATCTGATGTTCAGGTTAAGTCTATAAGCAAGTCTTTATCTGACTCTCAGGCAGTAACCGATCTTGCAACGCAATCAGTTGGCAAGACTTTATCTGATAACTCAGTCACTGCGGATTCTGCCGCGTTAGATATTGGCACAGTACAGGCTGATTCTGGTTTAACCTCAGATCAGATTGATACGTTTGCAGTCGGTAAAGCACTGCAAGATAATTCATCTGCCAGCGAAAATCAGACTATGGGCTTTCACAAGTTTATTGATGAGCTTGCTGGGGTAACCGATGACTTAGACGGTGAAGCTTCTGCTGAAGACGACCAAGAGATGACTTTTACAAAAGTTACATCAGACTTGTCTACTTTATCGGATTCTTTTGCCTATTCTAGTATGAGCGCGGTTAGTGATACAATCGGGCCTAATGATACAGGTTCCTTACGAAGTCAGGGTTATTGCGCCTTTGACTATTTCTCAGAAGATTATGTTGGCGCAAGCCGAACTTTTTAACAGGTGATTTATGATTAACGAAGAATTAAAGCTGCGCGGTGATGTTGCGCTAGTATTGAAAGACAAAAATGGCAATGTAAAAGAAAGCCGTGAGATACATAACTTGGTGGTTAGCTCCGGCCTTGAGTTTATTTGCTCGCGCATGGGTGGCACTTCTGCCGGTGTGATGTCGCACATGGCTTTAGGTTCAGGCACTACCGCTGCATCTTCAGGCCAGACCGATCTAGTGTCGATTCTAGGCTCTAGGGAGGCGTTAGACAGCACTTCTGCTTCTAGCAATACCATTACCTACGTTTCATCGTTTGAAGCAGGAGAGGGCACAGGAGCCGTTACAGAGGCTGGCGTATTTAACGCTGCATCTAGTGGCACTATGCTTTGTCGTACAGTGTTTGCTGTAGTGAATAAAGCCGCTGACGATACTATGTCAGTAACTTGGACTATTACTTTAACCGCATCTTAATTAGAAGGGGCTTCCAATGGCTACTATCACGACAAGGGCTGGCAAAGGTTCGCCCCTAACTAATAACGAAGTTGATGCTAACTTTACCAACTTAAACACTGATAAGGCAGAGCTTTCGGGCGCTACCTTTACGGGCGAAATCACAGCCAACGGCGGCATAGCACTAGGCGACAACGGCAAGGCTACCTTTGGTGCTGGTGATGATCTACAGATTTATCATGATGGCAGCCACAGTTATATTAAAGGTTTAGGTACAGGAAATTTAAGGGTTGACGCAGCCAGCTTTCAGATCCGATCTGATGTAGGCGAAAACATGGCAGGCTTTGCAAAGGACGGCTCTGTTGACCTTAGCTACAATGGAGTTACTAAGTTTTCAACAACAGACACAGGCATAGATGTTACTGGTGATACTGATACTTCTGGACTGTTCCGCTTCGGTGTAAATAACTCTGAGATTGCTAACAACTATGTGCGCTTTAAACCTACAGGCGCTGCATACATTGACCACAGCACTGTTGGTCAGGTAATTAACTTTAGATTATCTGCGTCATCATCGTTAGACACTACACCTCTTGTTGTTAACTCCACAGGCATAGACGTTACTGGCACTATAACGGCTGACGGCTTAGATCTTGGTGATAACGTCAAGGCTAAGTTTGGTGCGGGTGGTGATCTTGAGATTTACCATGATGGAGCCAATAGTTTTATAAATGACACAGGCACAGGTAATCTCTATATACAAGCGTCAGACAATATCTACTTCCAAAGTGCCGATGGATCGCATAGGTACGCTCAGTTTATCAATGGAGGCGCGTCCTTATTAAAGTTTGATAATACTACACGAATCTCCACCACCTCCACAGGCATAGACGTTACTGGCACCGCCACGATGGATGGTTTGACTGTTGATGGTAATGCTGTTGTAAATACAGGAGCTGGTGCATTAAGCATTGATTCTTTCGGTGGTGGTTCTGTCCAAGTCTCAAGTAATGGTGCTTATAAGCATATTTCTACTCTTAGTTCAGGTTATCATTTATTTGAAGTAAACAGCAAAAGTGTTGCTAAGTTCAACAACAACGGAGACATCAGCTTCTACGAGGACACAGGCACAACGGCTAAGTTCTTCTGGGATGCGTCTGCGGAGGCTTTGGGTATTGGCACTTCTAGCCCTGAACAATCCATCCATATTGTAAGCACCACGCCAGCTATTACCTTAGAAGATGCTGATGGTGATAGCTTTCAGATGTCAAACAATAATGGCAAGTGGAGAGTTCGCAATAATACTGATTCGCGCGATGATTTAGTAGTCACGGGCAGCGGAGACGTAGGTATTGGCACTAACTCGCCTAGTCAGGCTATGCATATTAAGAGTACAACGTCCAACCCAACTGGCATTGGCTTACAAAACAGTCAAAGATATTATTCCGTTCGTTCTAATAATTACTCATTAGTGTTTTCTGATGAAACTGTTAGCGCAGAACGCATGCGCATAGACTCCTCAGGCAACCTGTTGGTGGGTAAGTCTAGCACAGGCATTGGAACTGCTGGTCATCAAATACAACCTAATGGAACTGCCCAACATGTAGCAGACGGTAGCGTAAGCCTACAGCTTAACAGGCTCACGTCTGACGGCGACCTTGCAATATTCCAAAAAGGCGGCACAACTGTAGGGTCTATTGGTACTCAATTATCTTCAACATATATAGGTACTGGTGATGTAGGTCTTCTATTTTGGAACTCGCAGGATGCAATTACACCTTATGACACGGGAAATACTGTCAGTAACGGAACTATTGATTTAGGCGTTCCCAACTATAAATTTAAAGACCTTTACCTATCAGGCGTAGCCCATGTCGGCGGCATTGAAACTACAACAGCAGGCACATCTAACTTTGTCGCAGGCGTAAACGCAGGTAACTCCATCATCGCGGGTGGTAATTATAATACTGTCGTGGGAGATGAGGCAGGTACTGCGATTACTACTGGTGATAATAATACGGCAATTGGTTTTAGAGCAGGTGATGCGATTACTACCGCTGTAGAAAACACTGGTGCAGGAGTTGACGCTCTGGGCGGCGTAACCACGGGTAACTCTAATTCGGCTGTCGGGATGAAAGCGGGTCAGTCTATTACTACAGGTGCAAACAATGCGGTATTAGGTGCTTATGCTTTAAGTACCTTAACTACAGCAAGTTATAATACTGCGATGGGACGTGATGCGTTACGTTATACAACTACAGGTTCTAATAACACCTCGTTTGGGGGGCTTGCGTTAAAAGCCAACACCACAGCATCTAACAACACAGCAGTGGGCTATAACACTTTAGCCGCCAATACCACAGGCACTTCAAACGTAGCCATAGGCGCACTAGCACTAGACGCCAACACAACGGCTGATAACAACACTGCTGTGGGTTATGCTTCGCTTGGTGCTAATACTACAGGCGCTAACAACGTAGCTGTAGGGTGTGAAACCTTACTTTCAAACACTACTGGTGCTTTAAACACCGCTGTAGGTAGTACAGCCTTAGATGCTAACACCACAGGAGGCTCTAACACTGCCATTGGTCAGGCGGCTTTGGGAGCAAACACAA